ACATCCAGATTGGCGACTTCAGCGCCGCCGCCGCAGAAGCCGGAGCATAAACCATGAGCCTGAGTCCCGCACGGCAGCATCGCCTGCGCGTTCAGGCTGAACAGGCCGCCCGCGAGGGCGGCAGTGTTCGCCACGCGTCGGGCTATGACCTGATGCTGCTGCAACTGGCGGAAGACCGCCGCCGTCTCAAGGGCGTTCAGTCCACGGTCAAAAAAGCGGAAATCAAGGTGGAGCTGCTGCCGAAGTACGCCGCCTGGGCAGAGGGTGTCCTGACTGCCGGAGGCGCACAGCAGGATGACGTGCTGATGTACGTGATGCTGTGGCGCATTGATGCCGGAGATTATGCCGGGGCGCTGGAGATCGGGCGTCATGCCCTGCGTCATGGCTGGGTGATGCCGCTGGGTAACCGCAATGTGCAGACCGTGCTGGCAGAGGAAATGGCAGACGCGGCGCAGAGCGCAATGCTTGCCGCCACCGGCTTTGATGCCGATCTGTTGTTGCAGACGCTGGAGCTGACAGACGGTCTGGATATGCCGGACCAGTCACGGGCGCGTCTGCATAAAGCGATTGGCGCTGTCCTGAGTGAAAGCAATCCGGCTTCTGCCCTTAACCATCTCAACCATGCGTTACAGCTCGATCCCCGCTGTGGCGTGAAAAAAGACAAACAGCAGCTGGAGCGCAGACTGCGCAATGACAGCCGCTGACAGAACGTGCCCCCGCGCACGGGCGGCACGGGGTGGCGAAAGGCACAGCCACATCAAAATCCCGTCCACCGCCCTCTATTTCAGGAGAAAGCAGCATGAAGTTTGTTGCGCCAGAACAGGCACCGGAACAGGCGGAAATCATCAGAAACACGCCGTTCTGGCCTGATGTGGACCTGTCGGAGTTTCGCAGCGTGATGCGCACTGACGGCACGGTGACGCAGCCGCGTTTAAAGCAGGTTGCGCTGTCGGCAATTTCGGAGGTCAACGCAGAGCTGTATGAGTTTCGCAGACGCCAGCAGATGCTGGGGTATGCCTCGCTGGCAGAAGTCCCGGCGGAACAACTGGACGGCAAAAGCGAGCGCATTCAGCACTATTTCAACGCGGTTTACTGCTGGGCACGCGCCATGCTCAACGAACGTTACCAGGACTATGACGCCACGGCATCCGGTGTGAAGCGGGGCGAGGAACTGGCGGAATCCAGCGGTGATTTGTGGCGTGACGCCCGCTGGGCCATCAGTCGGGTGCAGGATGCGCCGCACTGCACAGTGGAGCTTATCTGATGAAAGTGCGTGCGCATCAGTATGACACGGTGGACGCGCTTTGCTGGCGTCATTACGGGCGCACGCAGGGTGTCACGGAGCAGGTACTGAAGGCAAATCCGGGGCTTGCCGAATACGGCCCCTTTTTACCTCACGGGCTGCAGGTGGAGCTGCCGGACATTCCGACAACCACCACCGTGCAGACCGTCCAGCTATGGGACTGAATTATGACGCTTGAGCGAATCAGCGCCTTTATCACGTATTGCATCGCCGTCGTGCTGGCCTGGCTGGGCGATTTGTCCATCAAGGATGCCTCAACGCTGGGCGGCCTGATGATCGGTGTGCTGATGCTGGCTATCAACTGGTACTACAAACACAAAGCCTACCAGCTTCTGCGCGACGGGCAGATCTCGCGGGAGGACTATGAATCCATCAATCGTTAAACGCTGCCTTGTCGGGGCTGTGCTGGCTATTGCTGCCACGCTGCCGGGTTTTCAGCAGCTTCACACCTCCGTGGAGGGGCTGAAACTGATTGCCGATTACGAAGGCTGTCGTCTGCAGCCGTATCAGTGCAGCGCGGGTGTCTGGACCGACGGCATTGGTAATACATCGGGCGTCATTCCCGGCAAAACAATCACGGAACGACAGGCAGCAGAAGGGCTGATCTCCAACGTGCTGCGTGTGGAGCGGGCACTGGAAAGGTGTGTGAAGCAACAGCCACCACAGAAGGTGTATGACGCTACGGTGTCGTTTGCCTTCAACGTGGGGACGGGCAATGCCTGCAGCTCCACGCTGGTGAAATTGCTCAATCAGCGGCGCTGGGCGGATGCGTGCCGACAGTTGCCGCGCTGGGTTTATGTAAAAGGTGTGTTTAATCAGGGGCTGGATAACCGCCGTGCGCGGGAGATGGCCTGGTGTTTACAGGGAGCAAACTGAAATGAAAAAGAAATTAATCAGCGGACTGTTTCTGATGTTATGGATGGCGCTGTTAATCGCAGCAATGGTGTATCCGCAGGGGATTTTTCCGGTACTGGCAGCGTCCGGTGTCTGGGTAGCCTGCCTGCTGACATGGGGGGCAATTCCGGTAGCACTGGTTGCGTTAATTAAGAACGGCCCGCTCTGGCAGGAGTTGAGGGCATCTTTGCTGAAGAGCATTACCCGAAAAGAAAACGTATTTATCAGCTGGGTTATGCGATTGCTGATTGTCGTAAGTCTCGCCTGGACGGGGTGGGCCATTACCCTGGTCTTTTATCTGCTGACCGTTATTGCCTTCTGGATCACTCGTAACCAGATGGCGCAACAGGTAGCAGCATGAACCGGTTGCTGCTGGTTGTGCTGGCGTTATTACTGGCGTCGCTGGGCTGGCAGACGTGGCGGCTGGCTGATGCCAGCCAGACCATCAGCACGCAGGCAGACGAGCTGCGGAGCAAAAGCCAGGCACTGGCAAAGAGCAACAGCCAGCTTATCAGCCTGTCCATTCTGACTGAAACCAATAACCGGGAGCAGGCGCGGCTCTATGCCGAAGCAGAACAGACCAGCGCGCTGCTGAGACAACGACAACATCGGATTGAGGAACTGAAACGTGAGAACGAGGATTTACGCCGCTGGGCTGATACTCCTTTGCCTGCTGACATTATCCGGCTGCGGGAACGTCCGACGCTCACCGGAGGTGCAGCTTACCGTCAGTGGTTGTCCGCGAGTGACGCCGTGTCGGCTGGATCAGGCAGCGCCGCGCACTAACGGTGATCTGAACGCGTTGCTGGATGAAACGGAGGCCGCCTGGGCGGTCTGTGCAGACAAAGTGGACATGATTATTGCGTGTCAGGAGCGAAACAGTGAACAAACCACAATCCCTGCGCCACGCCCTCAATAAAGCGGTGCCTTATGTCCGCAATAACCCGGACAAACTGCATCTGTTTGTGGATAACGGTTCGCTGGTTGCCACGGGGGCCAGCTCCATGTCGTGGGAGTACCGTTACACCCTGAACGCGGTGATTGAAGATTTCAGCGGCGACCAGAATCTGCTGATGGCCCCGGTTTTGCTGTGGCTGAGGGATAACCAGCCCGATGCCATCAATAACCCGGCGTTACGGGAAAAGCTATTCACCTTTGAGGTGGATATTCTGCGCAACGATGTCTGTGATATCAGCCTGAACCTGCAACTGACGGAACGTGTGCTGGTCAGCACTGACGGCAGTGTGTCGAGCGTTGAAGCTATAGCGGAACCTGATGCACCTGAAGAAATGTGGACGGTGAAACGTGGCTGAACTGCAGAAGGTGGACGACTGGCTGAGTGCCTTGCTGGCGAATCTGGAACCAGCCTCGAGAAGCCGCATGATGCGCCAGCTGGCGCAGGAACTTCGCCGGACACAGCAGCAGAATATCAGGATGCAGCGCAACCCTGACGGCAGCAGCTATGAACCGCGACGGGTAACAGCACGCAGTAAAAAAGGCCGTATCAAACGTCAGATGTTTGCAAAGCTGCGCACCACAAAATACCTGAAAACTGCCGCCAGCACCGACTCTGCCAGCGTGCAGTTTAAAGGCAAGGTGCAGCGCATTGCCCGCGTTCACCATTACGGCCTGCGAGATCGCGTCAGTCGTAAGGGACCGGAGGTGCGTTACGCAGAGCGTCGCCTTCTGGGTGTAAATGATGATGTTGAGGCAATGACCCGCGACATGATTCTGCAATGGCTGGCGGGGTGATCTTTGTATCAGCACTGATACAAGTTGCAGCACTGCCGCCTTTCTTCCTCTGATGGCAACCTTTCCCTATGAACGCACAATTAACCGAAATCATGCGCCTTATCACCAACCTGATCCGCACAGGGGTAGTCACCGAAGTGGACCGGGAAAACTGGCTTTGCCGGGTGAAAACGGGCGAGCTTGAAACCAACTGGATCAGCTGGCTGACGCTGCGTGCCGGGAATGCCCGTACATGGTGGCGACCATCGGAAGGTGAGCAGGTGGTGCTGCTGAGTCTGGGCGGCAATCTGGAAACCGCCTTTGCGCTGCCCGCTGTCTATTCGAATCAGTTCGCACCACCGTCGACGTCGGCGGACGCCTGCGTGACAGAACATCCTGACGGTGGCTGGTTTGAATACGAACCCGCCACCGGGCGCTGGTATGTCAGGGGCATCAAATCAATGGTCATTGAGGCTGCTGACAACATCACCATGAAAACCAGTGAGTTTGTACTGGAGGCTGACCGCACGCGTATTAACAGCGAAGTGGTGATCAATGGTGGCGTTATCCAGGGCGGCGGAGCGATGAGTTCTAACGGGATCGTGGTTGATGCGCATCAGCATACTGGCGTCCTGAAAGGCGGCGATACAACCGGAGGCCCGGTATGACGCTTTATAGCGGGATGAACAATACCAGCGGCAAAGTCATTACTGATATTGATCATCTGCGCCAGTCGGTGCGGGACATTCTGCTGACACCGCAGGGTAGCCGTATTGCCCGCCGGGAATATGGTTCCCTGCTGTCGGCACTGATAGATCAGCCACAAAATCCGGCATTACGCCTGCAGGTCATGTCGGCAGTGTATGTGGCGCTGAGTCGCTGGGAGCCACGGTTGACGCTGGATTCCATCACCATCAACAGCAATTTTGACGGTTCAATGGTGGTGGAGCTGACCGGGCGGCGGAATAACGGTGTGCCTGTGTCCCTTTCCGTATCAACAGGAGCAGAGAATGGCAGTGATTGACCTTTCACAGTTGCCTGCACCGCAGATTGTGGATGTGCCGGACTTTGAGACGCTGCTTGCCGAACGCAAGGCAGAATTTGTGGCGCTTCATCCGAAAGATGAGCAGGAAGCAGTGATCCGCACGCTGGAACTGGAATCTGAACCCGCCACTAAATTGTTGCAGGAGAACGCTTACCGTGAGTTGCTTCTGCGCCAGCGCATTAACGAAGCCGCGCAGGCGGTGATGGTGGCTTACGCGATGGGCGGCGATCTTGACCAGCTCGCTGCCAACTACAACGTGACACGCCTGACGGTGACGCCTGCTGATAATGATGCTGTGCCGCCGGTTGCAGCTGTGATGGAAAGCGATGAAGCGTTGCGCCTGCGTGTGCCTGCAGCCTTTGAAGGGCTTTCTGTTGCGGGGCCAACTGCAGCTTATGAATTTCATGCCCGAAGCGCCGACGGTCGGGTGGCGGATGCCAGTGCAACCAGCCCGGCACCTGCAGAGGTGGTGCTGACTGTCCTTAGCCGCGAAGGCGATGGAACTGCAGAAAAAGACCTGCTGGACGTGGTGGAAAAAGCTCTGAACAGTGAGAACGTCCGCCCGGTGGCTGACCGTCTGACGGTTCGCAGCGCAGAAATCATCCCGTATCGCGTGGAAGCCACCATTTTTCTCTATCCTGGACCGGAAGCAGAGCCGGTAATGGCAGCGGCAAAAGCCAGCCTGCAGAAGTACATCGCCAGTCAGACGCGTCTTGGTCGGGATATTCGCCGTAGCGCCATCTTTGCCGCCCTGCATGTTGAGGGGGTGCAGCGTGTGGAGCTGGCTTCTCCTCTGGCGGATGTGGTCCTGAACAAAACACAGGCGGCATCATGTACGCAGTGGAGCGTAACCAACGGAGGAACGGATGAATAGTCTGCTGCCACCGGGTTCAACACCACTGGAGCGCCGACTGGCGCAAACCTGCAGCGGGATTTCTGATCTGCAGGTGCCGCTTCGTGACTTGTGGAATCCGGCAACCTGTCCGGTCAGTTTCCTGCCTTATCTCGCCTGGGCGTTCTCTGTGGATCGCTGGGACGAGGGCTGGACAGAAAGCGTCAAGCGCCAGGTGGTGAAGGATGCTTTTTATATTCATCAGCATAAAGGGACCACCAGTGCCGTGCGGCGGGTGGTGGAGCCGTTCGGATTCCTGATCCGCATTATTGAGTGGTGGCAGACCGGAGAAACACCGGGCACGTTTCGCCTGGATATCGGCGTGCAGGACCAGGGCATCACTGAAGATACCTATCTGGAACTTGAGCGACTGATAAGCGATGCCAAACCATGTAGCCGCCACATGATCGGCATGTCCATCAATCTGCAGACCAGCGGCCCGCATTGGGTGGGAGCCGCCAGCTATCTTGGCGAAGAAATCACGATCTATCCGTATATCAACGAAACGATTATTTCCGGTGGCACCGCGCATGAAGGCGGGGCGGTCCATGTTATTGACACAATGAGAGTGAATCCATGAGCACAAAATTTTATACCCTGCTGACGGATATTGGCGCGGCGAAACTTGCCAGCGCCGCCGCGCTCGGTGTGCCGCTAAAAATTACCCATATGGCGGTGGGCGATGGCGGTGGAGTATTGCCAAC